CATGAGTATAAATAGTTTAAGCAGTAGCCTATTAATTCATCCAGTTTTAAACAGCATAGGAGAAACAGTTAAACATCAGCATAAGGTTGTTCATACACATAAAGTTCAAACAGATGCCGTTGTACCACACGTAGATAGAATAGATATATTGCACCCTCTTCCCAGAGGTAAACACTTAGATATAAAGGTATAAATAATGGATGATTTTACAAGCTATCAAAACTGGACAAGAGAAACTGCAATATATAACTCTCCTATCATATATCCAGCATTGTTACTTCCAGCAGAAGTAGGAGAAGCATTAAACATAATTCAAAAATCAGTTAGAGATAACAAAGGTATCATTTCACCCACTAACAAGACAGATTTAGAAAGAGAGTTGGGGGATGTATTGTGGGCATTGGCTAGATTAATTGATGATCTTGGACTAGACTTTAGTAAAGTAAAAGAGTATAACATAATGAAGTTAGAGGATAGAAAAGCTAGAAATGTTATTGGTGGGAGTGGAGATAATAGATGAGTGCAGACCACATAGGAATATGGTTAATATCAATAGTATTGTATGGGTCATTTTTGTATGGTGCATGGCTAATTGAAAAGCAGGTAGGAGGTGAAGATGATTGAATGCAAAGAAGTGCTGGGATGGAGGAGGTTGAGTACCTACATTGCCAGTAGAAGGGGAGACATACTAGATATTATGGAGGAGTGGTTGAGTATAAATGATGAATGGGAAGAAGAAGACATCCATGAACAGGTTAAGCCATATCGAAAAAGATCTGAAGACATTAAAATATCAGACCAAAATGATTCCCAATAAGAAAAAGGAGATCACTCGTGATAAAAGAATTGATAGACGATCTATATTTGAGTAATGGTGATACAAAACGTATCAACTGCCCAAATTGTGCAGGGTTCAAAACATTTACCATTACCTCTGTAGATGGATTAATAGTATGGAATTGTTATAAGGCATCATGCAATGCTAAAGGTGCAACCCCAGCAGTTATGACAAGGGATACATTAGTTGCTCGTATTACTAAACCACTGGAGTTAGTCGAGAGAAGGGTAGTGCCGTTGGTAGTGCCATCACATTTCTCCTCGTTCTTTCCTGAGAAGATGGTAAAGTATATGGATAAGAATAATGTTACAACTGCTTGGAAAGAAGGGAGAGTCGAATTATTCCATGATGTTGTTCAGGATCGTGCTGTATTTACTATTGTAGCTGGAGGTAAAGCTATTGATGCAGTAGGTAGGGCATTGCGATGGGGTACAAAATGGCATAAGTATGAAAATACTGGTGAACCATTCATAGCTGGTTATGGTGACACATTATACATCGTAGAAGATGCCGCATCAGCTTGTGCTATCTCTCACTACGGCACCGCTATGGCTTTATTAGGTACAAATCTATCAGAGAGAGCAATAGATATAGCCAAAGGATATAATAAGTGTGTGGTATGTTTAGATAAAGATGCAAGTCGTAAAGCTTTATCCTTGACAATGAGGCTTAAACAGTTTACAGACACTACGATGAGGGTCTTACAATATGACCCTAAAGAATATCCAGAAGGAGTATTAGCATGATGGCAGATATTGTAGCATTTAGTGAATCACCCCCACCTACACCAGAAGGCAGCGTTACCAATATGCTTCTGGAATTATTCCTTACCCATAAGTTTTGGGTTGATCACAATCATATGGTTAATCAAGAATATTTTGAGAAGGAAAGCAAAAAGATATATGATGTAATTACGGAGGCTCATGAGAAATACGAAGGTGATCTATCTGTGACTGAGTTGGAAGCTTTACTATGGGCTAACAATCCAATGCTAACCGGCTCACAACGTGGTGCCATCTTAGACATAACTAAACGTATGCGAGGTGAGATACGTCCAGAAGTAGGTTCAGATATACTTCAGTCAGCATTTAGAGAGCATCTAGGAAAGACTATAGCTGATCTAGGATTGCAGATGATGGATGGTACTATAAAAGATTTAACACCCATCCAAGAGATACTAGAGAAGTATGAGAATGGTTTAGAAGTTGGCGATGACTTGGGATTCATATCTAATGATTGGGATGATATGTTTAAGGCTAATAAGGAAAATTACCCTTGGACTTGGAACTTAACTCAGTTACATATGCTATGTCCTGGCATAGGTCCAGGTACACTAACAACTGTATTCGCATTGGTTGAAACAGGTAAATCTGCGTTTGCAATTAGTACTGCCTTCAGTCCCAGAGGTTTTGCTGATCAGGGCGCAAGAGTCCTTATGATATGTAATGAAGAGGTAGCTGAGAGAACAATGGATAGAGCTGGTTCAGCATACTCTTCACTAGAAACTGATCAGGTTATTGATGATCGACTTAAAGGTAGAATATCATGGGATAGCGTGAAGGATAACATACAAATGGTTGATGGTGAAAATTGTCAGACAATGGAGAGACTAAACTTTATTATCTCTAAGGGTGGCCCATTTGATATTGTAATCATTGATCAGCTAGACAAGATGCAAGTAGCTGGCGTGTTTGCTAGAGATGACTTACGATTGAGTCAGGTGTATATCAAAGCTAGAACTATAGCTAAGAAGCATGACCTTGCTATGATTGCTGTGTCTCAAGCTGATGCTACTGCCGACGGTAGAACATCATTACGATTTACTCAGATGGCTAACTCTAAGATAGGTAAAGCTGCTGAAGCCGATGTGATTATAGGTATAGGTAAAGAAGCAACTGATAGCACAGATGATAACTTCTTGAGGTATCTACACGTATCAAAGAACAAGTTAGGAGGTATTCATGGCAGAGCTACGGTACAGATAGAACCAAAAATATCACGATATATAGATTAATTACTTGACATCTCTAAAAATGTATGGTATATGATTGGTTATCAATTCTAGAAAACCCATATACTATATACATATAAAATTATATAAGGATATATAATGGTAGATTTAATTGAAGAATGGGAAAAGATAAATGATTCAGATTATGTTATTGTATTAGATCTTGAAGTGGATCTTGGTGGTAATCGTAAAGACCCTTCACCGTACAATAGAGAAAACAATTTAGTTGCCATTGGCTATACACTTAGAAAGTTAGATGGTTCACCACATGATATACATAATGAAGTACACGTACTAATGCGTAACGATAACATGGATTCTTTTAAGTCGGCATTAAAGAATGCTACGTATGTAGTAGCACACAATGCCAAGTTTGATGTAGCATGGTTGCGTGAAGTTGGTATCAAATGTGATGTAAAGATTATAGATACTATGATAAGTGAGTACGTGTTGAATAAAGGTGTCCGTAATAAGCTTAGTCTTGATGCTCTATCTAAGAAGTACGACGTGACAAATAAAGAAGGTACGTTATCAGATTATATTAGCAAGGGTTTAAACTACACAGATATGCCTGAAGAAGATCAGATTACTTATCTACACAACGACGTGTTAGCTACTGCTGAAGTTTTTCAGAATCAAGAGTATAGATTTTCATCTCAGCAAAATGCTTCTATGTTACCTATCCGAGATCTTATGTGTGAGTTCTGTAGTGTATTGACTGACATTGAGCGATCAGGGATGGCGATTGATATGAATGTTCTTAATCAGGTTGATAAGGATTATGAGAAAGAACAAACAGATCTTGTTGCTTATCTTCAGAGAGAAACTAGGATTCTTATGGGAGACATTGATATAAACTTATCATCTCCTGAACAACTATCTAGTGTTGTATACTCATGTAAGCTACACGACAAGAAGCTGTGGAAAGAAGTAATGAACATAGGTTTAGATGAGAAAGGTAAGCCTAAACGTAGACCTAGAATGTCATCAGGAGGATTCAGGAAATCAGTAGGAGAAACATTTAAGGTGGCGTTTAAGACTCGTGCAGTTAAGTGTGATTTTTGTTTAGGTAAAGGTAGCTTCTTTAAATCTAAGGTAGATGGCACGGATTTTAAGAAGCCTACCAAGTGCCCTAAGTGTGTTGGTCTAGGGGTTGTCTATGTAAATTTAAATGAGATAGCGGGGTTAAGGATAAAGCCTAGACTGGATATCGCTGCATCAGGAGGATTTAAAACTGATAAAATATCTTTAGTTGAACACGTTAAAGTTGCTAAAGATCCAGCAGCTAAGAAATTTTTGGAGTCATTGATCAGGTTATCTGCTATTGATACCTATCGTGCATCATTCATTGAAGGTATAAAGAAGGGTATAAAATCTGATGGTTTACTTCATGCTAATTTTAATCAGTGTATTACTGCAACTGGTCGCCTAAGTAGTAGCAATCCCAACCTACAGAACATGCCTAAAGGTAGATTATTTCCAGTGCGTAAGGCTTTTGTTAGTAGGTTTGAAGGTGGCACATTAATAGAGATTGATTACTCACAGCTAGAGTTTAGAGTTGCAGGTATACTTGCATCAGATTCTAAAGTTAAGAGTGAAGTTGAATCAGGCTTTGATGTCCATGCGTATACTGCTAAAGTACTAACAGATAATGGTGAGCCTACTGAGAGAGGTGAAGCAAAGGCTTCTACTTTCAGACCCTTGTATGGTGGCACCCAAGGTACTCCTGCCCAACAGATATACTTCAAGGAGTTCTTTGGTAAGTACAAGGATATTTTTAGATGGCATGACAAGTTACAGTCAGAGGCTATCATAAGTAAGAAAGTTACTACAGCTACAGGTAGACAATTTAGTTTTCCTGATTGTGAAAGGAATAGATCTGGCAATGCTAATTACAAAACACAAATAGTAAATTATCCCGTTCAGTCTGTAGCTACTGCTGAGATTGTACCACTAGGAGTTATCATATTGTATAACAAAATAAAGGAATTAGGATTGAAGAGTAGAGTAATTAATACAGTACATGATAGTGTTTTAATTGATACCCACCCAGAGGAGATAGAGCAGGTGAAACTAGTAGGGCCACAGTGCCTTGTTAATGC